GGCAGCGGCTGACGGACAATTTCACGGCCCAGGGCGTTGCCTTTGAGGTGATGGAAAACGGGAAACTGTCCCTGGCAAAACAGGTAGCGAAAGACATCGCTGCCGCCGAGCACCAGTATGCCGAAGAAACCAAAAATTTCTATATCCAGTGCAAGGACCTGATGGCGGCAAAGGACGAGGCGTTCCGGCAGAACTCCTGGGAGGCCCTGCAAAAGCTGCTGACCCAGGAGAACGCGGCGCGGATCAATGCCTATAACACACAGCAGAATGCGATGCAGCGGTATTACGAAAACTGGCTGCAAACCCATAAAACTACGAATGAGCTGATGGCGGACAGCATACTGGAAAGCCAGGGTGCCTTTGAAACCTTTTTTACAAACATACTGAAAGGCCAGAAGAATTTCGGGGACGCATTCATGGACCTGTTGAACGGCCTTCTAGACGCCATTGTGAAAAGCATAGCGGAGACCATGGCGGCGCAGGTCGTGAACCAGTTCCTGAAATGGATTATGCCCGGCTTCTTCAACGGGGGTGGCCTGGTTTCCGGCGGGTTCAACACCTATGGGGCGGCATCCAATGCGCTGGGGATCAGGCTGGGCAGTTTTGCGTCCGGGGGCATGATTTCAGGCCCGGGGACAGGAACCAGCGACAGCATCCCCGCCATGTTATCCAACGGCGAGTATGTGATAAACGCCGAGGCCGTGAGGCGCATCGGTGTGCCAAGGCTGAACGCGCTGAACTCCGGCATAATGCCTCACTTTGCCGGGGGCGGGTATGTCGGGAGCGGTTCGTATGGGAACGGGATGCCGCCCGTTGTCATCAACCTGCACAATGAGACTGGCATGGCGATGGAGGCCGAGCAGACCGGCAGCGCCTTTGACGGCGAACGCTGGGTGCTGGGCGTGGTGCTCAAAGGCATCACCAACAACACGATGGGACTGCGTTCCATGCTGCAAGGAGGGAAGGCATAATGACCACGATTTATTTTCCAACCAACATAACACCGCCTGCCTGGCCGTTTGAATGCGAGTATGAAAACAATTCCCTGGTCACCAAGTTTGAGGACGGGTCCCAGCAGAGCCGGCGGAAGTTTACACGGAGCCGGCGGAAGTGGACGCTGAAATGGAACCACATTCCAAGAAGCGAGTATTTGACTTTGATGACATTTATTTCACAGACCGTGTCGTTCTCGGCACGGTCTTTTTACTGGGTCAATACCGATTCCCTGGATGACGCCCACCCGGAAACGGTGGAAGTACGAGTGACCCACGTGGGAAAGTGGACGAATGACGCGCTGCATTACTGGAGCGGTACGGTTGAACTGACAGAGGTGTGACATGATATCAATTTCTGCGATATCGAAAGCCGAGAAGAACAAGCTGTCCACAGACAGCTGTTTTCTTATCCTGCTTGAGATTCGGTTACATACTACCGTTTATATCTGCTATAACAATGAAAATATAACCTGGAAAGGGCATGAGTACATAGCTTTCCCGTTTGAAATAGGGGAGGTTACAGAGGATGATACGCAGGACCCCAATGTCAGCCTGAAGGTATCCAATGTGGCAAGAGGCATGCAGTGGTACGTTGAGGACAGCGGTGGCGGTGTCGGCACAGAAGTAATCCTGCGTGTGGTAAATTCGCTGAATTTAAACGGTGCAGCCGACCTGGAAGAGTACTTCGTTGTTACTGCCTGCAAGATTGACGAACAGTGGATTGAGTTTACGCTTGGCAACGGATACAGCGCAAAAACAAGAAGGCCGTTGGACAGGTACATGAAAAATAACTGCCCGTTTAAATATAAAGGATTGCGGTGTGGCTATAAAGGTGTTCTGGCTGAATGCCAGCATACGTTGGCGGATTGCAGGGCGCACAGCAATTCAAAACGGTTTGGCGGTTATCCCGGAATAGACCAGAAAGGTGTGTATGCTCATGGCTGATTTTACGGATTTGATCGGTGTCCCGTTTGTAAACCGCGGCAGGGATATAAAAGTGGGTTTTGACTGCTACGGGCTGGTAAAGGAAGTATTCAGGCGCTACGGGTATGAGATCCCCGAATATGACATGCAGTACAACTTTGACGATATGTGCCGGGTGAACGAACTGATAACAGGGAACGTGAAGAACTATCCCTGGAAGGAAATCAAGGAACCGAAAGCGCCCTGTTTAATTGCTATGCGGTTCGGCTCTCCCGTTGGGGTCGTCAACCATACGGCTGTATATATCGGCGGCGGGCGGTTTATCCATACCCGGGAGCGTATCGGCGTGAATATTGACAGATTATCTTCTCCCGCGTGGCGCAGGGTGATTGTTGGCTTTTACGAATATGTGGGTGATTAAATGGTTACATTAGTCATTGTAAAAAATCCGTTCTCCCCGCAGGACGGCAGGGAGGTAAAACACATAGAAGCAGGAAAAACGCTTGCTGAACTGTTGCGGGAGAACGCCATTGAGGGCGTTGAGATGCAGGCCACTGTCAATGGGCGTAGCGTGGATGAAACGGCAGGAGTCCGTGACGGGGATTTTATTGTTATTTATCCTGTTATTGCCAAAGGCGGTGGCAAGGGCAAAGGCATCCTTGGTATTGTAGCCGCCATCGCGTTGTCCGTGGTAAGTTTTGGCGTAGGCGGCCTGGTTGGCGCCGGTGCATGGGGCGCAAGCATGGCGTCCTGGGGCGTTATGGGGTATGTTGCCGCTGCCGCCGTTATGTTCCTGGGTTCGACCCTGATTGGCAGGATGACAGGGCAGAAAGCTGACCATGGCAATAATGGCGGTACGGAAGAAGCAACATATTCGTGGGGCGGTGTTACCACGATGGAGGGGCAGAACAATCCTGTTGCGTTAACTTACGGGACTGTGAAAAGCGGCGGGCAGACCATTGGCAAATACACGATGGCATCCGGCAACAATGACTATCTTTATTGGCTGGTCGCGGCTGGCGAAGGAGAGGTAGAGATTGGGGATATACGGCTGAACGATAACCCGATCACGTTTTACAAGGATGTGGAATGGGAAGTCCGGAAAGGCACAAACGACCAGGAAATCATCCGGTTTTTTGGTGATACGCATTTCACGCAGAACCTTTCGTACCACATGGAAACGCTGGATGAGTGGTACAATTCCACGGCCCAGGGGTCGGCCACAGAGGGGTTGATTATTAAGATCGAATGCCCTAACGGCTTGTTCCACGGTACTGATTCGGGTGATTTAACCACCAATACGGTTTATATCCAAATCCAAGTACAGAGCTCTGATGGTGAATGGCACAATGTAACAGAATTCATCCACACAACGGACGGCTGGGATTCTGCCAGGCAGGCGTACGCCATAAGCGGGAATTCTACCAAAGCCATACGGCGTGAATACCGAATAGACCGCATTGCTCCCGGTGAGTATGCGGTCAGGGTGAAAGTAACAGAACGTACGCACAGCAACTCGGCCAGGGATGGGTTCAGCACGTATTGGACCGGCTTGTCGTCTATCGTCTATGATGATTTTGTTTATCCCTGTACTGCGCTGCTGGGAATTAAGGCAAAGGCTACAGACCAGTTAAGCGGTTCGCCCTCGTTGAGTTTTATGAAATCAAGGACGGTTGTGTATGTATATGCCAATGGTGGATATACCCCGAAACGCGCTGATAATCCTGCATGGGCCTGTTATGACCTGTTGCACCAGTGCCGGGCGTTGAAAAACATCCACACCCATAATACCGAGTTTGAAGTCCGCGGCGTTCCGGCGCATTTGATCCGCTATGATGATTTTGCTGCATGGGCGGCATTCTGCGATGCTAAGAACTATTACGTGGATATTGAAATCATATCTGCCGGCGAACTGATCGATGTGTGCAACGAAAAGATTGCACCTATCGGGCATGGCCGGGTAGTGCGTTTCGGCACGAAGTATGGCTGTATCTTTGCGCACCAGCAGGAGCCAGTGCAGATGTTCGGCATGGGCAATATTAAGGCGGGTACGTTCGCTGAAGAGTTTTTAAAGGTGGCAGACCGGGCAAACAGCGTAGAAGTCACGTTTACAAACCGGGATGCGGACTACCAGCGGGATGTTATTGCCATATACGGGGAGACCTACGATTCCGACGGATATGCAAAAACTGCACAAGTAACAATGGACGGCATTACAAAATTCTCCCAGGCATATCGTGAGGGCGTTTACCAGCTGTTGTGCAACAAGTACCAGCTACGGACGGTAACCTTTGAGGCCGACATTGATGCCATAGCGTGTACCATAGGCGATGTGGTGATTATTTCCCATGATGTTCCGCAATGGCAGAACAGCGGAAGAATCGAAAGCGTAACAGGAACATCGGTGTTGCTGCCTTGCGAGGTGGCCGACACGGAATCCAATTATGTCTTGCAGTGGCGGGAATCCGAAACGGACACCATGCATGAAGAGGCAGTGGCCATTGTGGAAAGCCGGGATGGATGGACTACTGTTGCACTGAACTCGCCACTGGGCACTATCCATGCAGGGGACGTGTTCTCTGTTGCTGTTTCTGAAACGGAAAACAAGCTGTTCACCATCCAGTCCATAACAAGGGCGCAGGATTTCACAAGGCAGATCAGCTGTATTGAATATGATGCCAGGGTATTTGAAGAGCCAGAGAACTATGATGGTGACGATGAGAAGGAACGGGTGTTTACCGTTACGATAGGGCAGTCTGCCCATCAGACCATCATTGTTAAAAAATACAGGGCTGGGTTTACCCCGGTAGAATATACGGAATCTTTTTCTGAGACAGAAATCGGCTGGTTTATCGATGTTACCGTTACCTCTGAATCGGGATACGCTTACGGCAACCTCATAATCAACGGGGATGACTACGCTTACAGCGTCAGCGCATTGCCGTTGAACAAAAACTATTACATTGTTGCGGAAGAGACCGAACAAGGCAGGGTTGCATATATTAACGGTAGCTGCAACCGTTGGAACCTGTTTGCCGACTACTGGTATTATGTATTCTACTCTGATGCTCTTTGCACTCAAGGCATCAGCAAAAACGGGATAATCAACAAGCTGATACTGGTGGATATGAGGCCGATCCCGGCCGCCTATATGTGTTGCCTGCTTGGTTCTGATGTCAGCGTCAATATCCAGGATATGTGTACCCATGTGCTGAAAGCGGATGTTTCCCAGGTTCACGCAGGCAACTGTGAACAGCTGGATTATGCGTTTGGCAAGTGCAGCGCGTTACAGCAGGTGATTGGTTTTGAAAAATGGAAAACCCCGTATTTAAAAACCATGAAATACCTGTTTTACCAAACATCCATTATTTATGTTGATATGCACGATTGGGAAACTCCCAACCTGGTAAACGTAAGAGGCTGCTTTGACAGCTGCCCTTCACTGAAAATTGCAGACATCAGCGGGATTGACACAAGCAAATTAACCGATGCGGCGGCTTTTTTTGGCGGCAACACATCCTTGGAGTATGTCATCATGGATTCGTATGACGTTAAGTTTAGCGGAAGTATCGTAATGCCCGAGGGTAATAGCAAAGTGAAGTACCTTGTCAAAGAAAGCTATGTGCATGACTACAAGGAACATCCGAACTGGGCTGCGAGGGCAAGCCGCATTGAGAGTATCGGCAAGTACAACATTGTGCGGTCAAACGGCAAGATATTCGTTACGCCAAAGGAGACAGGCGATGGGTTATAACATTCCATATTTTTCGGATTACCAGAATTGGTATGGTGTTCCGCAAAATGTATCACGGTTATATGCAGTATTGGAACAAACCACGGATGATGACGGGAATTTTGTGGGGCGTATTACTGCGTCATGGGACATTCCCGATAATGGCGGTACGTTTATTTTACTGACATCGACCGATGGAACTGATTTTTACATTGCGAAGGAAAACATAAAGGGCAATGCAGCGAAAGTCGATGTATTGCCCAACACGGACTATTACATAAAAATTGTGACATTGCTTGGCTCAGAACGGAGCGAGGGAACTGTTTCCGGGCTTTTATCTGTTGACGCAATACCTATTCCAAACGAGCCTGTTCTTACTGTTTCTCCGGGCGGCTTTCGGATTGACATAGGAATCATTCCACAGGGTTACACAGCGAGAATCTCTATTAGCGACGGGGAAACCGTAGACTATATTGAAACAAGCGACTTTGAATATATGTACCTGTGCAATGCCGGGGATTACGATGTTTCCGTTGCGTTTATGGATAAACGCGGAAATATCGGGGAATATTCTGACACGGCTTCCGTAAGAGTAGAAGAACTTGCAACGAAAGAATACGTTGATAACAACTTTGTACGAAAAACAAGCCACTTTTATATCAAAATGGCAGAGGTGAACGGGAGTAGTCTTATGCTTACAACTGGTGATAACCAACAAATAATCTTCCAGGGCGGCGGTACTATCTTTGAGCCCGTTACGCAAGAGGGCGATACAATCACGTTACCGCGCGGCGTAATGGACGGTATCGTTAAACAGGAAATGATTTCAACGCTTGTCCGGCCAAGCAGGATGCTGGTATTAAGCGAAAGAGGGGGAGTATAAATGTACGATACGCTAAAAATCAATGGTGTGATATTTGAGGACGTTGAATATATAAAAGCACCGAAGTTCATAGAACCAACCGAAGAGGTGCCGAATCCCGAGCCTGAATATGCGTATTACCGGCATACAAGGAACCTCACCTCACCGATAAATATAGCGGAGGTGTTTGCCGGTACGGCAACGGAAATCAATGATTTTAACGGGGAGATTAACGGGGTTTTAAGCACAAGGGTCATGAACAATAATGATTCGCTTCAGTCCCTGATTCTTCCTGCGGTAATATCGTTAAGCGGTGAAACGTGCCGTTATTGCGACAACTTGCGTTATGTCAAAATGGACTCCTGCGTTTCGGGTTCCTATCGTGCTTTCCGCGAATGCCCCAGGCTTGAAGAAGCGGATTTTCCAAGTCTTACTGCGATTAATGATGAAATGTTTTATTCCTGTGGTTCGCTTGTTACTTGTAATTTTCCCGAAGTAACATGGGTTGGTGCAAACGGATTTAACTATTGTAGCCATTTGCAGAGCATTGATTTGCCAAAATGTACGGTATTGTACGGTGGCTCATTTGCCAACTGTCCTGCATTGGAAACGATGAATCTCCCAAGTTTGGTAACGTTGAGCGGTAGTGATATTTTCAGTGGCTGTACAAAATTCTTAAACTTTACGTTTGCAAAAGTCAACTCATTGGCAAGCGAATATACATTCCGTGGCGCACGGTTTGAGGAAGTGGTTTTACCTGCGATAACATCGGCTGTTCGTTACCGTGCTTTCCGTGATGCAACCGCAGTTAAATCGGCTCGTCTTCCATTGGGAACAGGTGCGGACTCGCAAGCGTTTTATAATTGTCCTGCATTAAAAAGCGTGTATATCCAAAAAGCAACGTGGATAGGTGGCACAGAAACATTTTACAACTGTTCCGCTTTGGGAAAATTGGTTTTGGGAAATTATTTTTGTACGCTTGGCAACACAAACGTATTCACCAATTCGTCCATTGCGAATGGCACGGGGTTTGTGTATGTCGGCCTGTATTTCCTGGAAAAAATCAGGAACGCGACCAACTGGGTTGGGT